TCTAACGCTGCGGCTCTGGCTTCCAGACTGTAATTATTAAACTCGATATCACTATGACGGTTGTTGAAAATTTCTTCACCAGCCAGATAATATTCTGCGGCTACAGCCCTTGCAAAGTCTTGTTCATCACCATCATAATCTGCTAATGCTAAAACTTTATTAGTTTTTGATACAGTATGGGTAGCACCCTTAATATTATCTATTGTTGCTGTACCCTTATCAGGGACAACCCCATAACCAAGAGTGAGATACCCGAGAGGGTCTACGTGTGTCTCCCGTCCTTCTCTCTCCCCCAGATTTTCTAAGAATATATCTACTACGTCTGTTACCACCTAATTTTCTTCCAGAGGGGGCAGCTCATCAATGGTCTGCTCGCCCATGATGTTGGATACATATTCTTCAGCCTCGTCAGCCCAACCGTGGACCTTTGTTCCATCAGACTCCGTATACCCTCTGAACGGTTCATAGTCACGGCCAGCTTCTACGAAAGCGTCAGCCCGTGTGTAGCCTGCATTGTAAGCAATCAGGGCAAGCTCTACATCTCCGTTGTATCGTTCCAGCATGGCGTCCATATACTCTGTCCCGAATCTCCGGTTTTCCACTGGATCAAAACGGTCTTTTTCCCAATCCATAGGTGTGACGCCAAAGCCGGGTTTTCCCGCTGTGGGTTCCATGATCTGCATAAGGCCAGCCGCTCCCACATCGCTTTCGGCATTCGGATCGTTCTTGCTCTCCTGCCAGATCATACGGTCCATAAGAGACATGGTGTGTTCTACCATAGGTTCTGGCGTGGGTTCTACCGAAAGAACTGCTGCTGTCTGGGGGTCCTCCCCCTCAGCAAGAAGATTTAAGTAAGCAGCCTGCTGTTGGTCTGACATGGCAGGGTTGTCCACAAGATTACTACTGATTTCGGACTCGGAAAGTGGAGGGGCTGGTTTCACCATAGGGGTGTCTACCAGTCTGTCAAACAATCGTTTAGCACTGTCTGTCATGCTTGTAGTACTATCAGATGATAGGTCTGCTACTTGTACTTCTTGTCCGGAAATCCTTTCCCTGAATGGTGTCTCGGTAGAGTTAACAAGGTTATTAAATAGTGTGGTTAATGGTATAGGAGATGCGGCTGTCCGAGGACTAGGACTAATGTCCAGATTTCCAAGTACCTTCTCCGTGTCAAACCCTTCAGCGAACGATGCTTCACCACCTTCTGCAAAGTTGACTACCCCTGCGTCTCCTTTAGGATCACCCCCTTTTAAACTTTTCATTTTGTTCAAACCCTCCAGAAGAAATTTCTGAAGCATTATCTCTTTTTTATTTTCGGCTTCCTTATTTTTAATAGTGTTCGTGCCGATATCCCCGGCAGCATCAATATCCTGACCTCTTTTGCGTAGATCAAGTTCCTGCTTTTTAAGTGCAAGGTCTGCCATATCCTTAGCATTAGACTGGGTAAGACCTCTTTCCTTAAGTTCAAGACTCTTCGACTCCAGCATCAACTGCTGTTGCTCCAGTGTCTGATACTGTCCTAGCTGTTGATTAGCATTAAGAATCTGCTCAGCAGCCTCAGCCATAATCTGGGGCATAACACCCGGGTCTACATTACCGGCTTGCTGGACTGCCCCACCCATAGTCTCCTGATACTGCATAAGCATATGCTCATTAATACCGGCCTGCAGGATAGGGACTATATGCTGTAACGCAGGAGTCTTACCCAGACTAGGATCATTAATAAAAGAGGAAAACACAGTGATATAAGACTTGTGGTCCTGACCGGGGAATGCCGAAATAGGCATACCCTTGGATGCTGCAAGAATATCCGAGACAGGATCTTGCGGGGCAGGCTGCTTCTCAGGGGAAAGGTACCTAGTAGGATCAACAACCCCTGATGCTGAAAGAAGTGTTTTGTGAATTTCCCTCATATTAAAAGTATTAGGGGGAGACTGTGACGAGATCTGTAGAAGCATCTGTGCCTGTGCCAGTCTGTGAGCCTGTGAGGGTACGTTAGGATCAGAAACAGGGATGATATCGACCCGTCCATCAAAGTCGCTCCGGACAATCTGTAGTTCGTTCCCGGGGATGGACATCATCATAGATTCGTCAGGAAGATTCTCGTAGTTCAGCCGGGCAAGAATTCTGAGTTCGTCCTTCTGACTTTTATGTAGTCTCTTATGAATAGCAGAGAATAGCTTGGCAGACGCCTCAATAAGGGCCAGTGTTGTCCCCACAGGTCCATAGTTTGTGGCGTCATTGACCACAGCATCTGTGGAATCCGCAAATTTCTGACCGGCTTGTGTGATAAAGCCCAGAAGCTGGAACAGGGTCTGGGAAGGCTCCTTGTATGGTAGTGGGACAATGGCCTTGTTCAGGTCCATCCCTGTTGCTTCGACTTCTTTAAATTCGCCGGGGGCGATAGGATCATCACCGCCAACAATCCTGATGCCACGGGCCTTGAAGCCGCCGGGTAGGTTGGCAAACTGTCCGGCATCAAGGAGGGACCGCATAGCCAGTGTGGCGGACATAGTCATGTTACCAAGGAAATGGATCAGGCCTAGACCGTAGAACCCGAAACCGGGGACGTACTTGTAATGGGTGAAGAACATCTTCTTAGCCCGGGCCGGGTCACCCTCGTTCCAGTTACGACGGATAGAAAGAACCTGTCCGCTGTCTTTCTCGACAGTAATAATATAAGGGGAGGGGAAGGGATCGTCTTCCAGTTCTAAGTAGAGGTGCTGTTCAAGGAGGGTGTACTGTTTATCGAACTCAGCGTTAAATTCAATACCCATGATCGAGTTGATCGTCTGACTCATTGTGGAAGGTTCGAACCCGTTCGGTTCTGTCAGGTCAACATCCCGGTATAGGCCCGAAGCAATCTGCTTCTGGATTTCGTGCGGGGTCATATAGATAACGTGGGTATACCTGTCTGCCCTGTTCAGGTCTGTGGCGTTGTACGAGACGTAGAATTGATCTACAGGGACAAATTCAGACACGGGCCGGTCGCCCGCAGGATCGTAATAGATTTTCTTGAACGCAGAACCTACGAGTGGGAGGTGGAAAAGCATTCTTTCGGACTCGTCGAAGTACTCAGTCATAACCTCAGTTAGCTGGTAGTTCATAAAGGTCTGGACTCGGAAAGCCTGCGCTTCCTTCTCGGCGCTACCCCCACCAATAATCTGGGTCTTTACAGGACCTTGTGGGGGGAAGAGTTCCTCAGACGCCTTAGACTGGAACTTGACTGCGCTCTCCACAAGGAGGGGGTGGACAGCCGTGCAGGCACCCTGAAAAGGCTGTGAGGTTGTCTGCAGCTTCAGGCCGAGAAGTTCAAACCCTTTCTCGAACATGCTCTCCCATTCGCTTCTTGATTCCTTATCAGCATCGAAAGCGTTGGATACTGTATGACCAAAACTCTGCACGTCTTCTTCAGAGAGAAATCCGTCAGCAAGATTATCGTAGAATCCAAACTGTGGGACCTCTTCGTACAGATATGCTTCTTCTGAATCATCGGTCGGAAGAATAAAGTCGTATACATTTTCAGGAGTATTAATAGGCATGTTTTTTTAAATTCCAATTTAGCTGTTAAGCGGCTGTTACTGCGTCCCAGTAGGATTTAGTTGATCTGGGGAGACTACTACCTGAGTCTGCTTCATCCTGATAATTATATGATGAATCGAACGGATGCTCAAGTCTCCAAGATTCTCTCATAAAGTGGATAGCCATAACCATAGCATCTACCTGATCGTCATGAGCCCCGTTAGGGAATGAGACCGCTTCCAGAAAGAGACTCTGTGCCCAAGTTTTTTCGTGAGGAATCCAGACACGTCCACTTTCAATAAGGGGGGACACCGCATTAACCCGGGATACCTTATCCTTGTCCGGGTTATACTCCCTGATAGGAAGACCAGCCCGGCGTAAATCCTGAATCAGGGACTGGCCAGACGCCTTCTTCTCGATGATGACAACATCAGGTTTATGTTCCAGATACGAATCTTGTGCCATCAGGCGGAGTTCGGGGTATTCATATTTACCTACTGTGTTACCCAGAAGAATCAGGTTACCAATATTATGTTCAATCCCTGCTGAGTCGGTCTCGATTGTGGGGAAAATACCCCACGTCTGGATAACAGAATTATCTGCTGTTGACCGGGTGGAGAACGCTGTGTCCATAGTCTGAATAATAAAGTCACACTCGGGAGGCTCAGATTCTTCCCACTTCTGGAACCACTTCTTTTTAAGAATTCCACCATCAGCAGGGACAGGATTCTGCATGTAGAGAGATTCCCAGTATCGCTCCCCGTTATATTTTTTAATTTCTGACTCGTCTTTTTTAAGAGATACAGTTGTCTTCCACTCTGGGAAATAGGACGACCCTATAGGAAGATTAAGAATCTTGG